TTATGTAACGTATACGAAACATATTCATGTCTAGCCATCTGGTAAATTTTTATAGAATTAAAAAAAGGAACTGTACTACCGTTGTCTAACCCGTACCTATCAAAAATATACTTAAAATTTAACATAGCTGTTCTAGCATACGCACCGGAATCTTTTGAAGACGATGGATCGGCATAGTAGTATTTGTAGTAATTTTGCCACAACTGATTAATAACTCCCATATTATCATCATGGAAGGTAATACTAATAGGGTTATACTTGTGCGTGGTTTGTATAACTTTTTTTCTATTATACTGATTTAATGTTTCAGTTGTAATGTCAAAACTTGGTAAATCACAAGTTTTAACTAACATATCAATTTCAGTCCCGTGGCGTTGTATAAGCGTAATATCGGTTAATGCTGCTTTGTTAATACTAAACGAAACATGAAAAAGGAAGTTAAATTTTGGGGCTAATCTAAATTGATCGTCAGAAAATAACCGTGCAGCCGTTTGGGAATCACGGAAGTTGACATTGCTAGTATGATTTAACGATAGTGTGGGAGTAAATGCCATACTATTATTTATACGTAGAAATTAACTAGATTTAAAACAAATAATCAAGAGAATGCCCACCGAAGCGGGCATTCTTAATATTAAGCTCCGCTTGCTGATGCAGCAGTGCCGGTAGCTCTACCCGATGGCGCTGTTGCACCACCCGTTGTTTCAATGCAATTATCTGGTTGAATAGTTAATGAAATCATCATTGGATCTTGTTTAGTATAATCCATTTCACTATATTCATAACTAGTAACATAGCATCCGTAGCATTCCCAAGTTTCAAGGACGTTTGGCGTAAATGCACCGTTGCCGCCGTCTAAAATTTCGAGTCTTAATAAGAACTTGTAATCACCGCCTGCTGCGGCACTACTTTGTTCAAAGAAATCGAATTGCTTTTGCATTTGTTCGCCGGCTAATTTACTAACCGCGCCAGTGACGTCATCACGAATCTTGACGCTGATGGTCCCCCATTTTGGCCGACCCATGTAATTAACCCTTGAGTTATAAACCCATAACTCTTGGTTTTCTGATTCCATTTTTGGTCGACCTGCTGACACTACTTGCTTAGTAAGCTCAGTAGTTGGTGTTGTAACACCAAAGTTTTCAAATGATATTCGAAAACGATATGCTAACTTCGGCATCAACAAGCCCTGAGTGGCTGCGCTTTGATCTGATGCTAGCGGTACCGTAAATTTTGATAAAGATGAAATGGCCATTTTATTACTCCATTATTTAGTTGCTAGATTCTTAATCGAACCTGTATTTTTAATTCTTAATGGAATGTAAATAAATTCCACTGCTTTAACTGGTTCAATTGCAATATCTACATGTAGTTCGCTTGCATCAATTGTTGTAGGTGTATTATTTGTTGTATCACATACTACAATAAAGTCGTACAATGCTCGTTGCCCCATAAGTTCTAATAAGAAACTTTCGATTTGACCTTTGATTTCATTACGAGTAATTGTATCATTCGGTTCAAATAGATAAGACTTTGCAATTTGATCAAGTTGTCTGCGTAGATAGACTACTAATCTTGCTACATTAATGCGATCTAACGCAGTAGAAGTTAGCTGTCTTGTGTACTGGCCAAAGTTTACTAACCCTGTGCCGGTAATATATGTGATCGGGTTGACATGATTAATAGAAAGTGTATCTCGTTGTCCAGTATTTAATGCAACTGAAAGATATTCCCCTTGCGAATTAATATAACCGACCGATCCCGCATTAGTAATAATACCACGACGTGTGCCTGCTGGAGCAAACCACGGATAGCTAACATTGTCGCTTAATGCAATTGTTCGTAACATCATATGACTTGGCGGAACAACAGCATAATTGCCCAAGCTATCGGTAGTTAATCCCCACGGGTAAAATACTGCCATGTACGGATCTGTATCAACTAATCCAGCTTCGCTAGTTACTATAGCATTATTAACATTTGCAGCCCAATTATTAAGACTTGTTGCATCAGGAGTTAATCTTGCAGGGGAATCGCCAACAATAAATGCTGTAAGACCTCTATCGTAATTTAATCCTTTCATGCTCGATAATACTTCTGGGTACCCTGGGCAAGCAATTAAGTTAAACACTCTGCTATCTTCGTCACGAATCTGTTGGTTGTTAGCGATTAACGCTTCGATTGCTTGAATAACAACTGCTCTCTGCGCTTTTCTGCCAAAGGTCCCTACATGAGTCGAAATATTATTTGCTGCATCACTTACCCAACGATCTGGGAAATAATTAAACATTGATTCATCACCGTAATTGTGATTAGCAGTGAGTCTGTTAATATAATTTTTAACATATTTTTTAACATTAAACCCCGAACGGCGTAGATTCCAAAGTAGCGTTCCTTTTGGATATAATGCTGCACTTGGTGCATCTGGGTCTAAATAATCTGAATTTAACAATTGAACGATGCTACTCGGAGCTGACATGTCGCCTGCGGTAGCCCAACGAGCATCGGCAAAAATAATACCATTTTCTGTAGTATGATCGGTGTTATCGATTAAAATCCAATTAGAAATTACAGACGAATATCTATAAATTTTTGGGTAATTTTCTAAATCACTATCGTCAATCCACAGGTCATTATTTTGCAATCCGGCAGTCGGTGCACTTGCTCCAATAAACGGGCCAGCTGGATTAGTTCCCGAAGTTGCGGCATACTGTAAATAGCCAACCCATGCTGTACCATTATTAATCATAATATCAACATCTTCGATTACACTATTGTACCATAATGTTTGATCAGCTGGTGAACTAGTTGGTGCAGTTGGTGCATTAAATGCAAATCCCGATCCGTCTACACCTGCTGTCCATAAACTTGCAACATAGTGTGTTGGGCTATTACTAGTATCACTAGGATCAACAAAAAAGTTTGCACTACTTCCTGGTACAAATAATTTATCAATCGGGGTATTGGTCCCATCGCTAAACTTAATATCGCCACCTGTTGAATGACTAATAATAATTTGATTGAGACTATTTTTTGAAGCAATAATGTTAGTTGATGCTAATGACGATGTTAACTGTAATAAAATAATATCAGCATCTGCTGTTGTACCTGTTGCTGTAAATGTAATAGTTATAGGCGAGGTAAAGTTTGCAGACCCAGCATAAGTTTCGGAGATATTAAACGAGTTTGAACCCACAGTGAACGTTCCGGGAAGAATCGGATCCGAAATTATCGTAGTTTCACCTTGGCCACTACGAACATAAAGTTTAAAATCGGCATATTGTGGAGTCGATTCAGAATCATTGTATTTGACATAGAGTGTGCCTTTTGAGATGCTCGCGCCGCCTCCAACAGGATCAAGTGAGAGAATTGCTGCCGCATTTGAATTATGCATCGGTGTCGATAGTGTTACCCAACTACTAGTATACGAACTATAAAGATTAACACTCCACCTTGCACCTAAGTTAGGGGTTGTTGTTTTAATCCAGATAGATCCTGTCGGCATGCCATTTACAGATACTCCATCGGCTCGCTTAAATAGCGGAACCTGTGTGTGTGCTGAAATTTGTAATGTTGGGGCTTTATAAGGAGTGCCTACTGTAAACCCTGCGCCAGCCGCATTTTCTCCGCTCAATGTGAAGTCAGCGCCTGTAGAATAAATTTCTAATGCGTTATTAACAACATGTGCAGTAATACCAGTAACTGGATTAGTTTGATTAATAGCAGTTACTAATTGATTAAGCGTTGCACAGCCAGGATGAGTGTGTGCTGCACCGTTTACTGTAATTGTAAATGCGTTGCCGCTGCTTAATGATACAGAAGTAGTGCCTCTTGCACTAGGCATACTAGCTGCCCATGCCGCAGAACCTACTTCAACCCATGTGCCGGCTGCGGTATCTGTTTCTGCTTTCTTATACCATAATCGAACAAGATTAGAAACTGCTACAATTGCAAGCTGACCGATTTGACCGCTGCTTGCTAACGGAGCGTTCTCTACGTCGATTGCATCCGGGTTAGTGATAACATTAGGAACGTAGTTACTAAATGTTTGCCCGTTTGATGAACTCAGCGGCGCCGAATTCCATATAAAGATTCCGTAAAGCGTATCTGCTGAATCGAACCAATACGTTCCATTAGCTGGTTCACCGTATGGTAGAGTGGCACTCGGCATTAATGAATTCAAATCTACATCTGCACGAACAACAAACGCACGATTGATTACGCCTAAAACGCTGTATGCAGCATTTAATCCGTATTCGTTAAGTTCGCCAGCGTTAATTGGGTTATTTTGTGCATCTGTTTGGAATACTGGCATTCCAAACTTGTCAGATAAATCTTTCTGACTGGTTAATAAATAAACTTGGCCGGCGTTGGCCTTTAGTGTACCTAATGCAGTGCCAGTGCCTGCACTATTCGATTTACCTTCAGCAGTTGTGACAAAGATTAACGGAACGGTACCTGGTGCGTTTGAAGTATAAAAACTTTCGTCGATAACTGTTACGCTTACGCCCGGTGATTGAAGTTGAGCCATTGTATGATCTCCATGAATACTATTTCTAATTGTATTTATATGGAAATCTTTATTTTGGGCTCTCTATATCGCTATAAAAGGCCTACAAAAGGTCTAATCTTTTAAATACAGTATGAGGCCCCTATGCAAATGCGGATTTCGACCCAAAGCGATTAACTATATCAAAGATGGTCGTATCTATTACCGTAAATTATGTAATGTATGTTCGTCACAGGGAGTATATCACGGTATACCGAGATGGTATCGTAGCGGATATCGACAGAAGAACATCTGCGATAAATGTGGATTTAAATCACAGCACAAAGAAGTATTTGCTGTGTTTCATGTTGACGGAGACATGAATAATTGCAGGGCTAGTAATCTTAAAACAGTATGTTCTAATTGTCAGCGAGTTCTTCATAAGGAAGGGGTTGTGTGGAAGCAGGGAGATCTTACTCCGGATTTGTAGATTACGACTCAGAAATATCTAACACCTGATATCTAATGTTTTTATATAGTTCATCAATACTAGATGAATTTTCAATTACTGCATCAAAATCAGTACCAACCCAGGCCCATTCACTTGGGTGTATTTTAAAATCGCACATTAGACTTGCAGAATTATAGTCTAGCAAATTTGCTTCGACTGCTATTTGATACCAATAAGGTTCTTCACCGCGTTTTACTCTTATTACTTTTCCACCAGCAGCCCGTAGAGCCTTAATTTCATTTGGAAACCGACAATCTGTAATTACAATATTGTCCTTTGTTTGACGTATTTTATTTTCTACGCTTGCAATCCAAATTTCGGAATGAAACCCGTCTCTAAGAACCTCTGTACCCCAATTCTGTAATACAAACCGAGGAGTAATATTCATGTTTAATCGAGTTGACCACCAGTCGTCAACTTGTTCTCGCCACTCTCTAGATTGTTTAGTGCGGCCTTCAAGTAAGATTCTGTCCCAACCGAAAATTGCTGCAACTGCATCTTTCAATGAACTAGCAAAACTTTCTCTTCTGTATTCATGAAAATTAACTAGATAATCAGCAACAGTATCTTTACCCGATCCAATGAATCCGCAAATTCCTATAATCATAAAGATTTCACAAAGTGGTATATTTCGTTATAATATTCAAATTTATCAGTTGTTGTAATAACTGTAGTATCTGGCATTACTACAGTTAGATTTCCATCTACTATCGATACAGTATAAAACTTATCGTTAGGATCAACAAATTCATATTGATTGTAGCAGTTAGCGTTATTTTTGTCAACTTTTTGTAGTAACAAAGGCCCGGCAGTTGCAGTTGAACCAAAACTAATAGTTAAACTAACCCCATACTTTTGAACTAGCAATGCTATTGTTCGTTCGATCGGTGATCTAATTAAATGCATGTTTAAATTTGATAATACTATTAACTGCTCTTCGGTAAACTTAGCACCTGTGTAAAAAACGAAATTTGCAAATTCTTCTGCCCTATAGTATAAAAATGTAGCTCGTGTAATTTTATATTCAAACAGATAATTAAATGTATTTTGATCGTCGGCTGTATACCATATATGTGTTTTAGCGTATTTTATTGATGGTAGGAAAAATTCGCCAAACACTGGACCGTGGTGAAGCATTTTAGTATGCATGCACCTATCATTCGATTTTATATCAAACAGTTTAGCATTTCGTTCTAGTAAATCAAAGAAAAATCCATGTGTATGATATTCTATTTTGATTTTCTTTGCAGTTTCACTTATAGATTTAGTTAATATTGTATCCGGTGTTGCATAAAAAACATCGGCGCAACTGGTATCGTTATAATTTTTGATTACATTAATATCTATCGGATCTTGATAATGATACCCAATCGAAAAATCTGCATTGACTGGTCTCACTAAAAAGTCAACATTTCCGTATATCTCATTTATTTCTTCTAGCTTTGTTTGTTTAAACATATGATGCATTGCAATAACCAGTTGCATTCCTAATTCTGCACAAGCATATAACCAAGGAACATGTATATCACCATGCAGCAGCATTATTGATTGGCCTGCAGTTGCATGTTTTTCTTTAATTAGATATGTTTTAATTCGATCGATATAATTAATAATTTGATCATAATTATAGACTTCGTCATAGCCACAGATTATTAAGTTAATATCTTTGTTTATAAGGGTTCGAGTAATAGTTTTTGTCGACATGCTATTCTAACTCCATTTGCATTAAACTTTACGTTATTGATAAATTCATCACGGGGGGAGAAAACCACAGATGATATTTGATAATTTTGATCAAATTCTTTGAGTATATGCTGATTAAGTAATTCAAGATTAATCTCAATATCTAATCGTGCATAAATTAGGTTGTATTTTAAATCAACAACAATATCGCATTTTATTTGATACACTTCTTCAATAAACTCCAATAGTTCCCCAATGTCAACTACGGCATTGTTTATTTTATAAAGATTAAGTCTACCTTGGTATATAAAATCACCCTTATCGATACAAAATCTATCTCCTGTATTGATTTTCTTTTTTTCAAACTCAATTGTTAATTCGCCATCTTCAATATAAATGTTGTAAAAATCATCCAGTGGTTTACCAAAATTATTTTCTAGGGTATCGACTTCTCCGATTGTTGACAACAATACAGGACCCGATACTTCACTGCAACCAAACGCTGATAGAATTCTCACATAATTGTTTAACTTTTGTTTTAACTGATTTGATAACTGGCTTATTGCAATAATATTAAAATCGTAATCTACATCGGTATCAAAATGTTTTTCTATTAGAGTTAGGTATTTGTGAAAAATTGCACATCGATTAATTTTTTCTCTTTGCACTAATGCTACCCAATTTTCTTCTTCTACATCAAAGTAATAGTGGTCAGTACAACTATGTAATACTGGAAGGAAATAGATCCCTACAATACTACTATGTATTAGCGTATGCACATGCAAGCATTTATCAGTTTCATTTAGATTATAAACATTACTATTTCTTTTAGCGAGTTTATACAAAAAGTCATGTGTATAGGTTACTAGGGTCGGTGTGTTTGTTGACCCCGAACTAGTAGTATATACTAACGGAAAGTCGTCTCTTGCTAAAATGAGATCTTTTTGGCTAGTATTAACATATTCATAAAAAATAGTAGGAATAATATAGCCGGTATCATTCGAGATAACATGATTAATGCCCCCATATATTTTTAAAATATCAGGGACAGATTTAGAGGCTGGATCTAGCACTGTGAGAATCAGTCCAAGTTCGGCTGCTGCCATAAACCACACTAGAAAATCCGGCCATGCATCAAATTCTAATAATATTTTTTCTCCTTGTTTAACATGTTTTTCAACTACAAGGTAGGTTTTTGCTCGATCTATATATTCATTTAGAATTCGTCGACTATATGTTATTTGACTTTTGTTTGTATATTCAACAGTTATTGATAATTGTTGATGCAGAAAATCTCGTGATATTATATTCATACGGCACCTACTAACCGATATTTAGTTAGTAGGTTAACCGAGTACAAACGTATATGGTACTTCTCTAGTACTAAAGTTATCGATTTCTTTTTCAAGTCGATCGATGTCTTCTTTTGACTCTTGGAGCAATGCGGTGCCATTTAATGTAATGCCACCGCCGGTCGGTCCTGCAATACTGCCAAACAAACTGCGTGCCTGACCTAACATACTTTTACAAGTGGCTAAAGTATAATCTCTAAGCCACTGTTTGCAATAAGGATCTTGTAAAAGTACCCAATCAGGTCGATAGTTATAAGTTCTCATTAAAATTTGTTCGCCTTGCGCAAATGGTCTTTGTAAGATTGTTAAGATATGTGTAGTAGGCTTCCAACTATATTCAATATAACTACCAAACATCCGGCCTGCTAATTTTTGATATCCCGCAAACAATTCATAGGTAGCTAAACCGCCCATCATAGTACCGCTTAATAGGTATGTATTAGTGTATGCTAAGTTGAATGGTTCAAAAAGTGTGCCGCCCGCCCCTAGCCCGCTACGCGAGCCAACTGATCTACGGAATACTTCTCTAACTTCAATAACTTCGTCTGGTAATCTATATTCGTTCACGTCTTGGATTAAGAGTAAATTCATCCAACTTTCTTCCACAGCATTCGAACTACGTTGCCTATAACGGGTAGTCGCCCTGTCTAATGCTGTTTCATAATGTCTAGGGTCCAATTCTACGTCGATCATACCATCGCCGAGCATGGACTTAACATAATCGAAGACTTTGTTTCGCTCTTCAGTAGGATTTGAATCAATTGTTGGTGGTAAACTGTCCATAAAAATACTCTCCTAGTATATTTATCGCTAATAGACCAATAGATTGTTTTCTTAAATAATGTAAATATATACATACATAAATACCCCTATGGAAAACTATAGAATCTCCAACTAGCTACGAATGGATTTAGATCAGATTGACAAGGTAGTAGATTACTGCAACTGTTTAGTACGATAAATACCATATGCCTAAACTATCATTATATAAACCTGAGAAAGGTAATAATTATAAATTCATTGATCGACACATTTCACAGATGTTTCAAGTCGGTGGGACGGATTGTTTTGTTCACAAGTACTTAGGATCTAATACCGATTCTGCAAATGCTACTGCTGATCAACCTCATTATGCGTCTACTGCTGTAACAAATATCCAAGATTTATTGTTTTTAGAAAATAGAGATAGAAAATACGATCAAGAAATTTATCGTATTCGTGGAATTTATAATGTTCAAAATGTTGATTTTAACTTGAGTCAATTCGGGTTGTTTATCGATAACGATACATTGTTTATGACCGTACATATTAATGATTTTATTAACTATGTAGGTCGTAAACCGTTAAGTGGCGATGTTTTCGAAATGCCCCATTTAAGAGATGATTTTTCTCTTAATGATTATGATATGGCATTACCTCGTTATTATGTCATCGAAGATGTAGGCCGAGCAAGCGAAGGGTTTAGTGCAACATGGTTCCCGCACTTATATCGATTAAAATTAAAGAAGGTCACCAATGCCCAACAATTTGCCGACATATTTAATAAACCGGCGCTCGATGCAAATGGTGATCCTGTATCAGATACAACATTGCAGGATTTAATTAGTAATTACAACCTAAGTTCATCAATTAATGACAGTCTTGTTCAACAGGCAGAAATAGATGCTCCGCAAAGTGGGTATGAAACTAGACAATTTTACACATTAGCAGTCGACCCTATTACTAAAAAGCCTATGTTAACTACAGCTGACGAAACTGACATTAATGCCAGTAATGTCAGTAGTAACATTAATTCTAGCGCATTTAACGCAATTCCATTAAGGACTGGGTACACTGGATATCTAGTCGGTGATGGGTATCCTGTTAATGGGTATGTGTTTGGCCACGGTATACAATTTCCAGCTAACCCTGCATTAGACGATTTCTTTTTAAGAACAGATTTTCTACCAAACAGGTTGTTTAGATTCAATGGCACTAGCTGGATTAAGGTTGAAGATGCTGTTAGAATGAATATGACTAACAACGATACTCGACAAACACTTAAAACGAGCTTCATCAACAACACTAGTTATATCTATGATGAGTCAGTTGGTATTGAGTATATCGAATTAGCAGCTGGTCAGCATATTATCGATACTGAGATTACCTACGTAACGTCTGCATATGTATCATTTACATATGGCCTTGTTAATGTTTCGTATGTTGTTGCCGATTACCCAACTATAATTAGTTTGTATAATGATGCAAATAGTGTAGCTAAAGTTAGAATTACTTTACCGATTGTCAATGGTGAGCAGCAGGCAGTTTCAGAGGCCGGCCTTTGGAAGGTAATGTTATGTAATAACAGGGTTGCTCAACGTCAAAGTCTTAGCAAGGTACTTAAACCAAGGGCAGATTTCTAATGCACATCTATAAATTTATAAAGGAGGCTTCGGTTTAACGCCGATGAACGATTATACAGTGGTACTATGACGGACAAATAAGACGATACTTGTTACAAACCATGCGAGTATTCAGTAATTTTGTGGTAAAATATGGTGACGGTTCATTACATCGTATTCCTGTGATGTATGGCGACGGTGATCGACAAGTTGCAAATATCATTAATCAAAATAGTGAAAACTTAATTTCAGCTGTTCCTAAAATTGCAGTGTATATTTCAGCGTTAGACATAGATCATAATAGATTAGCTGATCAAACATACGTTGCTAAAATGAATATTCGAGAACGTGATATCGATAATTCATCAAATACATATACACAAGGACAAGGTCGTAACTACACAGTAGAAAAACTTATGCCTACTCCGTTCAAATTATCAATGAAATGTGATATTTGGTCGTCGAGTACCGATCAGAAATTACAGATTCTTGAACAAATTTTAGTATTGTTTAATCCAAGTTTAGAATTACAAACAACTAGTAATTATATCGACTGGACTAGTTTAAGTGTATTAAATCTTACCGGAATAACGTGGAGTTCTAGACAAGTGCCTGTTGGTATCGAATCCCCAATTGATATCGCTACATTAGCACTCGATGCTCCTATCTGGATTAGTCCGCCGGTTAAAGTTAAGCATCTCGGTGTTATTACAAAAATTATTACTAGTCTATACGAAACTGCTGAGGTGGATGAAGATCAGTATTTAAAAGGGTTAGGAATGCCGTTAGGTGGTGAAACTACTTCATTATCTAATATACTATGTACCGAAATTGTTACTATTACAAATTATAATATATTAGTCCACGATAGCACAGTTGTTTTATTGAGTTCGGCAGAAACAATCAGCCCGCCCAGTCCGACCCTTGATGTTCAAATAAAACATGGGACTTCTATTGATTGGCAAACAATTTTTGATCAATATCCCGGAAAATATGTTGCTGGTTCTAGTGCAATTTACTTAACACAACCAAATGGTACACAAATAGTAGGTACAATTGCTATAGATCTATTTGAAAGTAGTATTATAAATGTATCCTGGAATTCTAGTACCTTAAACACAAATACAGGCATTGATTCATATGGGAGATTAGATACCGATTTAGAATATAATACTGGTACTAACTATAGAACTAGAAGTCCGGGAACATTTGATGCTATCATCGATCCACAACATATCGGGCCCGGTCACGGTATTACCGAGTTACAAGCCGGTGATAGATTCTTAATTATAGAAGATATCGGTAATTCCATTAATCAAGAAGGTGCCATTTCTTGGAAAAATGTCGATGATAATTCTGACTTAATTGCATCTGCTAATGATATTATCGAATGGACTGGAAGACACTGGAATATAATTTTTAATGCTGCTCAAGAGGCCGACACATTGATTTATCAAACAAATATATACACAGGAGTCCAATATATGTGGAATGGACTTTCTTGGGTTAAATCGTTTGAGGGTGAATATAGGGCAGGAATGTGGAAAATAGAACTATAAAAGAAAAGATTGTTTGCAGTGGTGCATTAATTTATGCTAAAAAAACTCGTAGATTTCTGTTATTGCAAAAATTTAGAGGTAGAAATCAAGGAACTTGGGGGTTAGTAGGCGGTACTAATATTCAAGGCGAAAGTCCGTGGCAAGGATTACAACGAGAAATTCAAGAAGAAATTGGGTTTATACCTGATATTATCAAAACTATCCCTATTGAAACATTTGTGTCTAACGATACAGTGTTTAACTTTCACACATATCTTTGTGTTATCGAAGATGAATTTATTCCTACGTTAAGTGACGAACATTGTGCATGGGCGTGGAGTATAATCGACTCTGCTCCTAAACCATTACATCAAGGGTTAAGGAATAGTTTTTCAAATAAAATTATTAGAACAAAGTTACAGACAATATTTGATTTAATCGATCTAATATAATATCAAGAAAACGGTACCGTAAATTTAACCGACTATGTTGTGTTAATTTCGATGCCGAATTGCTTATCATTATGCCTGCGCTTCACCCCAACGAATAACTAAGTTAGCAATAGCAGTTGCTGATGTAATATAAACGTTAACAACTAATATGTCTGGACCATTTGGAAATGCACCCCTACCACCGATTGGAGTATTAGTTAATTCTTTCAACTGAGACAAGTCCAATGAGTCTTTGTTGCTCGGTGAACTAATGAACGAGAAGATAGTTTCGCCCGGAACTGCAAATGTATTTCCCTGGAACACTAAGCTATTACCGCTAGTTACAGTACTTGCAATTGGCTGACTTAAGGTCACAACGCCGGTACTAGTGTTAACTTGTGTAATATATGTGTTAGATAAAATTGAACCCGCCGAAGTCGAATTATACAAATAGATATACGCCGTTGGATTACCGGTTATATACGATTGTAATGTCGTAGCATTACCTGTCGATATAGTAACAGTATTACCGCTCGAAGTAGTTGCAGTAGCAGCGTAGGTATAGTTAATAGCATTATTCCACGTGATCGAAGTTCCCGCAGTAACTTGAGCAAAGCTAGGTTGTCCACCCGGAGTACTAAGTGCATTGTTTGACGAATACAACGAAGTCCACGTTGCAGAGTTAAAGTTTTGTGGGTTGAGAACCCCTTCAACAACGAATGCAGAGTTAGTACCAGCAGTACCAGCAGTAATTTCAATAGTTTGTAGTAATAATTGCGCCCTATTAATCAACTCTCTATCACCCAAATCACCCGCTTGCCCATTCGAAACGCTAGGTGCTAAACGAATAGCAAACGCCGCTGTTCGAACAGGTGTTGCAATAACGTTGGTCTGTTGGAAGTTGAAAATATAACCGCGATCTTGATCAAAGTTCCCGTCCGTCATAAACGCAGATCCCCAGTGGCTAATTTGTGGGGTTGCGGTTATACTTACTAAAATAACTCCTGCGTTAGCGGAATGTGACGCAGCAGGCATTGAAGTGTATGATCTTGTAATACCAGCAGCAAAATTTGTTAGTGTAGCTGCTCTAACTAGGCCGCTAAGAACGCCGGTCGAAGTACTTACAGAAGTATATGTAATTAATTCATTGTCAATATATAGAGTGCCGGCTGGGGGGAATCTGAATGCGTCAGCTAATGTGATTGTTAATGAACTATCTGACGGGCCGATTGCATTTACTAACGCAGTTCTTACGCCTTCGTTAATAACTTCGTATCGCACAGGCTGATTTCCCGATCTCATATATGCTTCGTTATTAACGTTACTTTGTTTCATTCTGTGAACTAGAATAAACTTTCCTTCGGGGCCTCTTAAGAAGAATTCAATAAATCCGGCGCCGTACCATGACCACTGCATACCGATCATTTGCATCTTGTACGGTATTAAATTATATCCGCTCGGGTTAAATGTGCTACCGCTACCGTCGCAACGATCAACATTCCATTGGAATTGTGGAACAATAATATCTTTAACAATAGCGCCGATTACTCCGGTATATGCGGTTGCACCGCGATAGTCAGGTGTTAGATACATCTGTGTTTGAGACTGTACATATGATACAATATGTGTCATTCCTTTGATTACAACTCGATCTCCTGTCTTTAACTGGTCTTGGAATCGAGTGCCGGTTCCTACAATACTGTTCGAGTCCGGTGTTACTGACATTGTACCTGCGATTTGGAAGGTTGAAGTTCTTCTGCCGACATACATATACAATCCGTCATACATCCAATACATACCGTTTTGGTCATCGAATGTTCCTGCGCGTACTGTCGATCCATGCCATCCTATAGTATTAAGTGTGCTAGGATTTCCTAATGCACCGGTAGTAAGTGCTAATACTTGGTTAGCAGTTACCGTGATTGTCCTTTCGTCAGTTATACTTGCAATTGTGTATGATCCATTATAACCACTGGTCGATATACCAGCTACGTTTATAATAGCTCCTGTTTGTAATCCGTGATCTAAGTTATCTGTAACAATTGTAATAGTGCTTCCGATAGATGTTCCAGTTGATGTTATAGATCTTATGTCATAGTTTGGTGAAAATAATGCACCAGTATTGTACATAATTCCTTTACCTGACTGGTATCGAATGTATTTTTTACTTTGGCGTATAGCATGGGCGCCATGTGCAGGACCGCCAGTTCCTAGTGCAACACCACCGTCTAATGGTCTATGCATGTAATAGCAGTCGGGTCTTGCATATACATTTGAGGCTAAAATTGTTCCAGTAATTGTTCCAGTATCTCTAGCAGTATATGACACACTATTGTTACTATTAATTTGTTCTACCCAAAAACTACCGTTTGCTAAGTTATGATTGTTCGAGCCATTGTCTGATGTAATTGTAACGAGAATGCTACTGCCCGGAACTAAACCATGAGGATATGATAATGTCAATGTAATCAATGCATACCCAGCGACGCCCGCCCCATTTGTATATGTTACTGACGGGCCAGAACTACCAATAGATGCTGCTGTATAAAATCCTTCTTTTCTTAACTGAACAATACCAGTTAGTAAGCTGTCACCGTTATTAACGCCAACTTTATTTTTAGAATAATAGGTAAAAGAAGTAGAAGTAGGAACACTGTATACTAGAAACGAACCTTCCGCTCGGCTAAAAAACGGTACAGTATTTAAAAGTCCTTTGATATTAACAGGAGTAAGTGCAGTAAACCCATGCGCTGTTGCAGTTGTAACAGTAATCAACGATGCACCAGCATAACCATACGGGGCAGATGCGTCAGTTGTTACACCGGTTACTTGTGTATCTGTTCCCGGAATTTCAAAAGTTGACGGATAACCCCTCATTTGACTAACAGTTAACCATTTAGTCGGCTGTAATCCATATTCAAAGTCTGCGTCAAGCATCGATTGTGGGCTAGCAACCCGCATACGTTCAATCGCATCTGTACCAAATGGCCATGGGCGAATTGTTTGCTCGGGAACGTCAACGAAAATCTGTAATATATCACCAGGAAGATGCGAAGAAGTATTAGCGCCAGTAAATGTAAATGTTGTATATCCGTCGCTATCATGTGTTTGAAACGGAAAGTTAGCATTATTACCTGCTGTAAAAAGTGCAGTTCCGCTTGTAGTAGGATCGGCGAAGTTATAAATGATTATATTTCTTGTAGTATTTGTTATAACTAAGAATCGACTTAAATCCCATCTCCCCGGAACTTGGACGTTTCCTAAGCCTGCTATTCCAGGTGTAAAGACATAAGTGTTTATAAGTTTTTTTGCCATTATTAATTCCTTTACGACATTGCGATTGCGATTGCGATTGTTTTTAAATCGACATATTGTTTGTTAGCAACATGACTAGATGCTGTCGGAATAGCTGTTTGAGTTGCTATTCCTCCAATGGTTAAATTTCCTGTTATATTTATTGCTCCGCCAACGCCAATTCCGCCTGTTACGACTAATGCGCCAGTTGATGCAGTAGTTGATGCAGTAGTTGAGCTAATTGTATGTGTTGCCGATGAAGATGTTAATGAAAACGTACTTGATCCAGATAATGTGTTAAATATACCAGTAGCGGGTGTTGTTGCGCCAATATTTACGTTATTAATTGTTCCAATAGATGACGGTGAGAGAGAAACATTTGTTGTAGCTGTTAATGCAGTAAATGTACCAATTCTAGGTGTTATAGTTCCGATATTTGTGTTGTCTAACGTACCCGTAGAACTTGGATTATTTTTTACAAATGGGATACTTAAACTATCAGTTAATGTTCCAGAAATAGTAACATTTGTAAATTTTGCAGCCTGTGCGGTTGTTGAACCGATTGCAATATTCTCCATATAACCAGTTGCAGTCGAAACAATTGTTATCGAACCGTTTGTTCCTGTATTAATACTAATGGCCCCGTTTGTACCTGTACTAATTGTTAATGAACTTGTTGATGTTAACCCTAATGTTCCAGTTGCGTTTAACTGTATTGTACCGCTGCTTGCTAACACATTCCCGCTTATCGTTAACGACGACAATGTTCCTAGTTGTCTTAAACTGCTAGTAACAATATTGCTAGGTAATGATGTTGTCGATGCGTTGATTGGAACACCATTAACTTGGAATTGGCCTGCAATGTTAACGTTCCCGTTGCTATCGACAGTAAATCCCGGGGAAATAAATCCATATTCAGATCTGAGTGCTAATTGGTTTACTGACATTGTTTTCTCTAGATGATACTATATTTATGTCTTATCTAGACCAGCAATATACTAATTATTTCCAGACTTCCATACCTCGAACCATATTCCAAATATCCGGTGGGATAACAGTTTCTCTTTCTATAAATTGCACTTTTTTTCTTGTAGTATGAAGTCCTGGTAATTGTACTTCATCGTCAAATTCGTCATAACTTGCTTCAACATCATTAAAATCGTGTTCAAAATACGGTTCGTCGATAAAGTTGTATAGGGTTTTTAGAATAAACTCTGGGTTTTTAGCAAGTTTATCGTACTCAACAATCATGATAGAACTTTTGTATTCTGATGTAATTGCTTGTTTGACTGCATTATAAGCAAATCCAAGAGTTCTACCTGGATTCATTAAAGTTTCACAACGAGTATAGACATTAACATTTTCTTCAGGTGAAAATATCGAAGTAAAAACGTAGGGATTTTTTCTTTGTAGTGTTTCAAATGAATCCAATATCCATCCAAGATCCCTAACACACAAAATTAATTTAGAGTCAGGATAAAGATCTTTAATTGTCGGAAGCAATAAACCCCAACCTCGATTAGTATTAAATGCTACTTCTTTTGTTGGATTATCATAATAATTTTCAAACAAACCATTGATAAGATTTTTACGCTTTTCTGGAGGACACTCAAAACGATAACCACCTTGGGCAGATGACTCTTGGATGATTGCTCTGGTAAATCTTGCTAATGGTCCGGAGATACTTGCTTCAAACTTTGGATTTTGTTTGAGAATTGTAGAAAGAAGGGTGGTTCCACTGCGTGGAAGTCCACCGATGAAATGGTACTTTTTCATTGCAAACCTCTAATAATATGTTCATAACAGTATTATATAGTATAGAAGTTTTTAGATTATGGTAGATCCGGTGATGGGATTGCTGTTGTATGACCATTTCCACCTGCCACTTGTTTCCAATTTGTTAATGATCCTACTTGTATTGGTGAGGAGTAAAAGATAGTAGTATTGTTACCCAATTGTCCTGCTACATTATATCCCCAAGTCCATAAAGTACCGTCAGTATAAATTACTCCTTACTCTGTTGTTCTATAACGACCCAATTTATTATATCTTCATCCCACTGATATAAATTTTTATCGTCCGGATATGGCAGCGGTGGTTC